CGGAGACCCCGTCATTGGTGTTGCCGACCATCAGGAAGTCTTTGACCACGGCCAGGTACTTGGCTTTTGGCGCCGCCGCGGCGAGGTCGCTAAAGACCGGTGAAGCGCCGGTCGGGGTCATCAATGTCTGGATCGGGTCGGTGTAATTGGTGGCAATGATCCGGCTGCCGTAACTGGTAAAATCCCAGTGGCCGCCGCTATCCACCGACGGGGTGGCATAACCGCCGGCTTTTGAGACATCGCTCAAGGTGCGGTTGCCGGCAACACTCATGTAAAGCTTGGCCTGGTCGCCGGCGAAAATATAGATCGCACTATCGGCCGCCTTAAAGCTGTAGAGACCCTGCGCCCTGGTGGCCAAGGCGTTGGCGGCCCAAGGGATAAAGGTCGACATCGGGCCGTAGCTTTTCGGGGTCAGCGGCACGCAGTTTTTGATGAGGGGCGAGCCGGGATTGGTGAAATCGGCTTGGTCCGGCAACCATTCTGGCCAGGGGATTACCGGCATCTGTCACTGCACCCGGAAGGCGACCAACGGCATCGATCCGTTGTTCTGCGTTGGGCTGGTCAGGTTTGTCGGCAGCGCTCCAGCGGAAAACGTCCATGTCGCCACCCAGCCTTGGAACCCCTGGAAACTGGCAGCCAACGTGGCGAACCCAAGTAAATGCTGTTGCGACACGTCGGTTGCCGCCGACGAGATCAGGGACGGCGTTCCGGAGGAGGCGAAGACCAGGAAATACCACCCGGCGGCCAGTGCCTGCGTAAACCCGGTAATCGTCAGCACACCGCCCCCCGCCGTGCTGATCGTGCCGCAATCCCGGATCAGAGAACCGACTGCGCCGGAAGAGTTGGCATAAATCCCGATTTCGCCCGACGTGGTCGCAGCCGGGGTGCCGACATTAACCTGCACCCCATCGATCGTCAGCGCCGAGGCGATGAAGATCGGCACTGCATAGATCCGGTTGGCGGTCACTGCGGTATTGGCGCCGACTGCCGACATAGGCCGGGTGTAATACACCCCGGAGCGATAGCCGGGATGCGGCGCCACGGCGGCGGGGGCAGCACCGCTGGCGACCGCAGTGAGCCTGCCCTTGGCATCGACCGTAAGGCTGGCGTTGGTGTAAGCCCCCGGCGTCACCGCAGTATTCGCCAGCGTCGTCACCTGCGAACCGCTGCCCGGCCCCGCCGTCACATCGCCGGTTAATTGCGTAATACCGGCGCCGACACCGGCTATCGCTGATGTAATTGCCCCCGTTACAAAAGCGGTGGTGGCGATATAGGTGCTGTTCGAGCCGGGAGCGGGAGACGCTGCCGGTGTCGGGGCTTGCGGCGTGCCCGTGAAAGACGGGCTAAGGATCGGCGCTACCGGCTGCCAGCCCGCATTCCGCCGGCCGTAATAGGTGCCATCGTTTGGCGCATCCGGGATGCCGGCGGTAACACCGGCCAGGGCGGCCTGGACAAATGCAGACGTCGCTATGCTGGTGTCATTGTCGCCAGGGGCCGGCGTCGGGGCCTGCGGATCGCCGGTAAAAACCGGGCTGCTCAAGGGTGCCGCGCCCAGATTAGTCCTGGCAGCGGCCGCGGTGTTGGCCCCCGTGCCACCATTGAATACCGAAACCGGGGTATCGAGACTCAATGTGATAATACCGGAGGAACCGCCACCCAAGAGCCCGGTGCCGGCCACCACGCCGGCAATCGGGATCGGCACTGGCGGCGCCGATGTCCAATCGCCGGCCCCGGCACTGCCGCCGCCGCCCGATAGCCCGTCGGCCCGGATCAGAAGCGGACTACCGTTCCACCGCGCCTTGCGATCGGCGCTTTCGATCGATTGGAAAACCGCATCGCGCCTGACCAGCCAAAGCTGGATGCGCTCGTCATGGCCGATAAACCCCTCGGCCTCGACCAATGAGCCAAACAGATAACAATCGGGGTGTTGCGCCAGGAGCCAGTTTGACGGGTTGCTGTCGCCAAGCGGTGGCACCCCCGACTGGTAGACGATTTCGATGGTGCATTCGCCAGTGGGGTATGGCCCCAGCCGCAGCTCGTTACCGACAATCGTGTAGTGTCCGGGCAATCCGCCGTTGCCCGATAACTGCATCGGGGTGACGTAAGTCAAATTGACCCCGCCCGATGTCGCCAGTCGCAGTTCGCCAAAATCGTCCGGCAATAAGACCGCAGTACCGAGCGCCATCAAAGATGCCCGTTTTTCCGCCCCGGCAACCTTGAGACGGCGGGAAGCTTCGCGCTCGAACAACTGGATCATGTCTGGCACGGTCGGCTCGACCAGCGGATCACCGGGTCTCGCCAGCCAGCTCAGGATGCTGGCCTTCAGGGCGGCGTAACTGTCCAAGGGCACGGGGATCAGAGCCTAAAACTGGTGGGCCGCAGATGCCGGTAGTCCGGGTCGTTCAACAGCTTTTTGACCGCCGGCCAGTGCTCGCCTTTCCAGGCATTGATGCCATAGCGGGCCAGCCAATCCTGCGCGATGTTGGTCGGGATGCGGGCCGCCAGCCAGGCGTCCTTATGTTTGCCATTGCTGTATAGGTGAAACCCCTTATTGACATCGATCGCCGGCTGCACGTCTTGCCAACGGCGGATCGTGATGTCGCCAGTGGCTTCGTCATAGCAGAAGGTCTCGGTGATGCAGGTTTCGGGATCGTGATCAAGCAGGTATTCGGTCATGTCGGACCTTGAGGAATTTCTGGAATGGGTTGGCAAAGCCGGGGCCTTCGCCTTGGCCGCCCTTGCCGCTTTCGGCTTATGGTTGTGGCTATTTACCTGAAAAAGGAGGAACAACCGATGGTTGTTCCTCCCGTCATTCACGCTACGTGTCGCGAAAGAGGGACGGCAAGGCTCACGGCGCGGTCAAATCAAATATCCCGCCGTTACCGGCCTCGTTGTTGGACCGCAGGGTCCATTCACCGATAAGCAACCGCTTTTCGGCGTCCCCGGTCTTGGCCAGCTCGAATTGCCGGATCGGGCGCAACCAATCGACCGACCAGAGCGACCAGTTTAGGAGCAGCGCATCCCTTACACGCATAAAGCGGTTGGGGATGATCCTGACGGTAGAAAAGTCGCCAACGTACACGTCGATCGTGGTGACAAGCTTCCTGTCACTAACGTCGTAGGTCTTTTGTGCGCCGCCAGCAAAACTCGATGCCACCGCCTTATTGCTGGCCCCGACCATCAAGACGTCGAGGTCTTCGCTACTGTTGGCGTAGATGCTGGCCATTACCGATTTCAGCATTGCTTCGGTAAGAGCCCGCGGCGTGCCATCCACCCGTGCGTCGGTGCCGTCTCCGGTGGGATTGGTCCCGACATGGCTGGTGTTGGTCTTGATCCAGCTCAACACCGATGCGGCTTTAGGCGCAACAGCCGCAGCACCGACAACCTTGGCTTGGTTGCTGAGGATGATCGCTTCGATGTCGATCTTCAGCTCCTTCGCCCGCTTGGTCATTTGGTAGGCGAGTTCAGTCTTGCGGCCGGCTTTATTCACCGCGTCCAGCGTCGCTGAAATAATAACTTCTTTTCTGCTGATCTGGGTTCTATTGCCCAGCCGCGTCGTTACCGACGCAGGAGTAAACGTCGCGATATCATCGCCCTGGAACTGCGCGTTGGCAGTATTCGGGGCGGCTAGACTATCGGTTTGCCATTCCTATTCTGTTACCAGCCTGACGGCCGAGCCGATCATTTCTGTCGGCTTCTCACGCTTTCGTCGTGAGATCGGAGCACATCATCTCCCGTTGATCGGGGTCCGGCGTATGCTCTCTGAGGATGCCCGCTCTCGAACGCGGTCTTTCCTGCTGATTGCCCAATCCGCCCGGATTGTCACGGGTCTGCCCGTACCGGCGGCTCTCAGGGTGTTCCAGCATTTGGCCGGATTTCACTACCACCAATGGACTTAATGGTAGACGGCATCTGCCGTACCGCGACCCACGTTCGAGGTGAACGGCGTGTCGGACGGACTTAGATTGTAGATCATGTCGCTTAAGTCTTCTCGCAGTCCCGCCATACCTGGCGAGCCTGCGAACGTGGTCGCAGTACCTGAGATAATTGCCATGGAAAGATGAACTCCATCAAGGGGTTGCCCGCCTTAGCGGGGCATGTCTTGTCAGAGGATCTCCATCAGATAGCCGATCGCGTCCTTCTCGCTGCCGCTGCGCCTTAGGGCGTCCATCCGCTGCGCCCGCCGCTGCGCCGCCTGGGTGTCGCCGCGCTGGCGCGGGGCGCCAGGCGGTTGCACTGGGGTTTGGCCGTTGGTGCGCTTGGTTTCCGCCTGCCGGCGGACCCGCCTTGCCCGGTCCGCCTGCATCGCCTCATCGACCACGAGCAATACCCGGTGATCCACCACCTGGCTAATCTCTTGGTCGTTAAAGCCTTTTTGAGTAAGCCACTGCCGCATCTCCGCAATTTTCCGTGGTCCCTTTTCGGGGTCGGCAAATTCCGGCAATGCCTCCACCAATCGCTGATGCTCGGCCCGGACGGTCTCGTGGAACTGATAGGCTTGGGCTTGTTGGCTTTGCGCCGCCACCCGTTGCAATTCCTGCTGAATACCGCCAATGCGACCCCTTAAGGCATCGCGTTTTGCGGTCAGCCGCACATAATCGGCCGGCTGTTCCTGGGCCAATCGCTGCCAATCGATCTGACTAAACTCTTCAGCTTCGGGGGCAGCAACAAACAACAACTGTTGTAGATTGTTGGCGTAGGCTTCACGCTCCTGTTGTACCGTTAGAAAAGTACTTTCTAGTGCCTTGCGATGTTCGGCTATCTCTTGGGTCTTCTGTCGAAAGGCCGCATTCTGCTCGCTGTCCCGGCGGGCAACGATTGCCTGCGCTTCGGGTGAGAGCGTGCTGAAAACTTCCCGGTCTTGTTTGTTCCAACTGCTTGGCGGCTCGATCCCTTGATGGTCCGACCCATCCTCGCCTTCCTCGGCGGGGTCTAGGTCAGGTTCGTAGGGCTCATCCTCCTCTTCCTCTCGGGTGGCCGGATCTTCCGGTCCCGGCATCGGGTCTTGCGACCCTTGCTCCGTCTCCGCCGCGCGGTCCCCAGGCAATGGCCTGGTCTCTAGCGTCCTTGGCGGTTGTCTCTTTTTCGGCTGGCGGTCGTCGAGCAGACCCTCAATGCCCTCCATGACCTGCGCTTCGGTCATGCCATTGGCATCGCTCGGCAACACGGATACGTCGCCGCCCACGGTGGGGGCGTTGTCGCTCATCTGATTTGTCCTCGATTTAATGGCAGGCCGATGAGGCCGATGAGGCCGATGAGGCCGATATTGAGGCCGATTTAGGCCGATTTAGGCCGATTTAGGCCGATTTATGCGAAATCGGCCTTTATGATTCAGTAACTTAAGGCCGAAAGCGGACGCGTTCGGTTTGGTATCCAATTTGGCGTATTAAACCTTCTTGCTCGGCTTTATCTTCGGCAGGCTCTCAGGCTTTTTATTTCTGACCACCTCGCCCAAGGCCTCTTTGGCCCAGATTATTGCTTCGGCAGACACCAGGCCGGCTTCCACTTCTCTCAATAGCCGCGAGAGAGCCCGCACCATTACCTGCCGGTTGGTCAGGCCCTCGACATTCATTGCTGCTGCCGCTGCATTCGGGCAAAGGTCCCGTAGACGGCACCAAAGCAGCCGGGATACCGCTCAAGCGCGCAAAGCAAGCACTCGTCATCTCCCGACAGGCGTTCGGCCATCCCGAGGATCGTTTTCATCGTGCGGCAGCTCATACTGGCCCGCACCGCAGCCTCGACCATTTCATCCCGGGTCATCAGGACGACCCTTCCCCGCGCTGCCGCGCATTCATCCCGGCATTGGCGATCATGATCCGCAATTCCGCCCGGAACTGCTCCGCCGCCCAGTGCAGCCGGTAAGCCGCTTCCCGACCTGCCGAGTCCCCCACCAGACTACTCTTCCAAGAGCCGACCAACTTCCGCTCGATCCGGTCCAAGGCTTCGATCAGCACCGGGTTGTCTAGAAGCTTTCTAGCTTCTTCGCCCAACTCGCCCTGGCTCTGCGGCAGTGTTTGAGTCGAAACCCAAGGCCGCGGCACCTCAGCCAGGAAACGCGCCCAACTTCTCAGCATCAGGCAGGCTCATCCCGGTTTACGACGGGCGACCAAACACCCTCTTTGCCGTCATGAAACCTGTCGCACTGCATGCACTGAATGCGCCCGTCCTCGTACAGCCAAAAAGCCTCGCATTCGCAGTTGCAGACCCAGATCCGCGGCTTCTTTTTCTCCAGTTTTTTAAACGGGACCACGCTCAAATCGGTGGCTCGGAACCCGTTGCGAGGAGACCGCCACCCGCCGCTACCGGCGGCAGGATGCCGTATTTACGCAGGATCTCGATGATTTTAGGGTCGAAGATCGCGTAGTTGCTGGAGCCCTGACCAGCACCGCGCGACCCCTGGTCGAGGTAGCGGATGCCGGGGATGCCGGCTTCGCGCAGCGCGGCAGACGCCCCTGGATAATCAAATCCCAACTG